AAATTAGACGCGCCCTGTACTTGTGCTGCGCCGACATAATCTGGTGGAGATGGAGGAGATGAACCGCCCATAATTAACCCTTAATTTTGTATTTTAAAAAACGACAATCTTCTTTTTTCATTGTGCATAACAGCAAGTCCCCTTCAGGATGTCCTCCGTCAATGCGGTACTTTTCTTCAAAACCTGCGTGTTTTGCAAGCTTGATAATATCGGCATTATCTTCCGGCAAAATCCCGATCAACAGCGTTAATCCAAGCTGCACAAAAGGGTAATAATAAATAAACCATGCAAAATTGCGCGTCATGTACTCACCTTTTTTGATGACCATGTGCTGTTGGCATGACGTACCGTTAAAGCAGTTATAAGCCGATACAGCTATCAGTTCGCCATTTTTCTCAAGGCCGATTAACGTTATCATATCGGAGTAATATTGATTTGTATTTTCTGATACCCAATCAGCACAGCGAAGATAATCGTTATCAATGACGTTATAGGCCATTGCCGACCTCATAAACGTAGTCAACGCTCATCCATTGCACGTTTAGCGTATTGCTGGCTATTTTTAACTTACCTGCTGCACAATACCCCATCCAAACGGATGGACTAGACCAATTTTTAACGATCTGCAAGCCGCTCGACCAATAGTCCGCGTCCCATATTCCCGCATCCCATTTTGCCGTCGACGTTACTGCATAAGTGGCCGTTCCGAATAACTCAGAGTCGGAAAAGTCAACGTCCATATCTACTAAAAAGTTTAATGACCCGTTGACAGATAGCACCGGCCTAAACATCTTGAACGCTTTGTTTTGGCCTTTTTGCCCAAAATAGGAGAAAGCCGTTTTTGCATAGGCGTTAATGTTTGCGCCTTGATCTGCGTTACCTGTCCAGGCTTTTATGGTTTTCGTTCCTTGTGTGTAATAAAGCTCGCCGTTAAACAAGGCAAAATCTTCTGCATCCCAGCCAATGAACCTACACCATGACGAAGTGATCGTATTCATGACATATTGATAATGAACGCCATCTTCCGCCAAAGGCACATTTACCAGCACTGCATTTTGTGCAGGATAAGCAATGGCTTTCCACCCAAAATTAGCGCCATATAAAACCGCTGATTCATTAAAGGAATGCTGTATTTTTTTGGTTACGGCTTTTGAATAGTCTAATCCGGTCGATGTCCAAACGGTTGATATTTGATAACCGCCGTTTTTGGTCAAAAATAGAAGCTCTGCCCCCACGCGTAAAATGCAATTACGGCCTAATGGCTCGCCTATGTTGTAAACACCCACTAATGCCCACGTTGCCGCCGCGCCGGGATTTGTTCCCTGGTAGACTATTACCTCACCGTTTGACGTTACAAATACCGCCCGATCGTCTACGCCCACGCCGCTGTCAGTGGTCCAGCTTTCGGCTGCTACCAGATAGCCACCCATTTGAGCAATGCCGGACAAGTCGAATGCTGTTAATGCGCCACCGGCTGCACCGGCTGCTAAATACCAAAACGAAAGGCTATTCTTTGCAATAAATATTAGCCGTCCCTTAAAAACAAACAGCCCGATTAAATTGGTTGTGGTAATGCCTGTCAGCGCCGGACTTGTCGCGCCATCTACGGCCAACCAGGTAGTTCCGTCATAATAAAGCGGCTTGTCTACGCCATTGACCATGATTAAATAGTTGTTCGTGCCGTCGCCAAACATTTTATATTGATGCTTACCATTGGTTCTGGCTGCTACGCTTGCACCAACTGCGCCAGCCGACGACACGTTATAAACACCACTCGCTGTTGAGCAAAACATTTTGTTTGTGCCGGTCATCGAGTTATAAACAGCAAGCGTTTTGCCATTCCCTGTCATGCCGGTAGCTGATACTTCTGAGCCTCCTCTGATCTCACAATATTGGGTCTGTGGATACCAGTTATCCAGCACCACTGCTTCTGTGGCTTTCATATCCGCTAAAGCGTCGTAAGCATTCCAGCCGCCAATAGGCGAAGGATAGCTAACAAAATTGCTTATTTGCTGTCTTGCGGCGGCTCTGTTGCGGACAGGTTTTCTCATGGTGTCCAATTACCATTCGGCACAAAAATTCCAGGCTTCATTTCATCATGCCCACCGTCCATGCTTAAGCGTGGTTTGCCACCATCTCGGCCCATAGCATCCTTCACTTGCCTTTCATAAGTATTAAACAGTTCGCCATAATCTAAGCCCTTTTCGCGCATGAACCGCCAGCGTAACCCGGCCAAGTGCAAATCGTCCGGTAATAAAAACGTGTCGGTGTCTGCAGTAAAAAACTCTTTGAAGGTTGCCCCGTCAATGTCCTGTATTGCGTTACGTGATTGATACTCAAATTTCCAGACGTGACCGGCTGCCGGGATAGGATTAACCAGCAAATGATTGGCACGAAAGCGGAACTGGTATCTTGGCCCATTGGCTAAAATAGCCTTAATCGCTTGCCATTGCTGCCCATTAAGCGGCCCTAATACGGGTAGACGGTCTGTTGTGTCCCAAATCGTATTGTTGCGTAAGTACCTAAAGCCAGGATCAAGCGTTTCTATTGCGCCCTGATCTTCAAGGGCAATGGTTGTGTGTGTTGCTTCATGTTCCAGAGCTTGCCACGGATGGCGTTTTGCAAGGTCGTTGACTTCTTCTTCAAGCAATCCGAGCAATTGAATTACTTGATTGTCAGTTGAACCCGTTACCGTCGCTGGTTTAGGTATGCCAATTGGTTAGTGAATAACTTTTCAATCACTTTTTTACTGTTATTTGTAGCTGATAAAGTTGATCTATGCGACATTTCTAATACGGACAAATACGGCGCTTCATAGCTGCTTAAATATATTTTATACGGCGAATTGTCGATATATTCATAAAGCGATTCATGGGAAATATTAGCGCTGTACTTAGCCTTGTTTATGTATGGCGGGTCTAAATAAATAATAGTCTCACTAGGCGGCGTTAATATTTCAACGTCGCTGTAGCTAATATTGCTGATTACCAGTTGCTGCAGTTGCTGCAGTTGCTGCAGTTGCTCCAGTTGCTGCAGTTGCTGCAGTCGCTGCAGTCGCTGCAGTCGCTCCAGTTGCTCCATATCAAAGCGTTTAGTTTTTTTAACGACTTGCATAACTGCTAAGCGCCTTTCCTTTTCCGTAGCAAAATCCAAACTGCTGTCATCAAACTTAATAGGGAATAAATCGCGCGATACTTGGCATTTATTGACGACTATCTCATGCAATAAGCGCTTTTTTTCCTCTAAATCTTTCCCGAAAAGGTAGTTACTTCCATTATTGCCAAAGCTCCAGCAAGTTTTTATTAGCCCGGCCTTCCATGTATCGCCGCCTTTTTGCGCGTTAAATTCATCACGACTTACCCAATTATAAAATTCATCGGTTACGCCGTCCGTTCTGATCTTTTTAATAAGCTCAGTTATGCCGGTATCAATTTCATTATAAAAAACCTGCTTAATCTGCGTCCTTTATTGCTCCGCCACCCCCAAAAAGATCGTAAAAATACTTACAATTTGGGTTTTTGGCCAATATGAAGTCGATAATTTGTTTTGATAATTTCCGTTTCCCGCCCATATAGGGGATGCCGAGCTTCATTAATCGTCGCCCATAAGGTCATCGATACCAATACCCGTATGGCTTAATGCCTGTGGCTGTGTATGTGCATCAAGGCTTTTGACTAGACCTGTCAGTTCTTCAATCTGATTTCGCATTGTTTCAACACTGTGATTCAGCACGTCATTCTCTTTTTTAAGCGCGGCGATTTCAAGGGTTGCTGGCCCTGCTTTCTTGAGCTGCTTTAACCAGGCAGTCGCTTTATTCTTGAGGTCATTGCCCCCCATGCCGACGCGCACTAAGCCCTCGTGATTCATGTCGGCTAATTGCTCGACGGTCAAGACGTGCATACGGATTAGCGTTTCTTGCTGCGCTGGCGAGCAAACACCCCAGCCCTTGATAGGTGTTCCATCTAAAGGCAATTCCTGCCCTGTAAGCCATGCTTCATAAGCTGCATTGTACTTAGCAAGCCAATCGTTAGGGATGCGCCCATTCGCCGCGTCAACCTTTAATTGCTCTTTCCAGCTTGTTACCTTGGTTGTAAAAATGTCTTTGCTATAGGGCGGCGTAATCTTGACGTAATCAATATCCCGCGCTACATAAGAACCAGCTTTTAAGCTGGCCTGTGGGTCTTCAACGGCCATGCGTTCAAAACGCACGTAAGGCATACCTCCAACGTCGTTGCTGATTAATTCTGAAATGTTCGACATAAGCGCTTAATAGTTTGTAAAAGGTTGCCCGGCGTTAAAACCGGGCGTTGGATGTTAAGCTACGATTTGCAGACAAGACGGATTGTTAATAATTCCCGAGCCATAGCCGGTATACGTGCCTGTTACAGTAATGCTGCCTTCGGCCGTGGCTACTTTGTCGGCGGTCCCGATTGACGCGCCCATTAGTACGGTGATGCCATCCGGCAATAATTTTGCTACAACAGTAGACGCAGGGATACCCGTTCCGGATAATGCCATTCCTAAAAACAGACCGTCATAACCATTGATGCATTTCAAAGCATTGCTGCCGGTTTTTGTGTTTGCGGTTACTGTCTCGGTTCCCGTTGTCGCCTTGCGGTTACGGATACCAATAACCTGCTTTCCGGTTGCCGTTGCGCCCAAAATGCCAGCTGCCGCGATAGCCATAACACCATCAGCTGCTACGGTCGCGTTTGTTTTGTAAACCGCACGCCCCGTCACCTGCATCCATCCATAAAATCCCGAAGCAGTGGGAGCCATCGCAATACCAAACGAAAATCCCTGTGTTACTGCTGAGGGCAATAAAGCGCCCGTGAATTGCTCGTCAAGAACAACGGCTGACCCCTTAAGGATTGCCGCGCCTGACTTGAAATAAATAAACGTGCCGCCACCCCAGAATGGATCAACCGCGTCGACGCTAAAGCCGAGCGGGTGACGTTGGGTGGTGTCGGGATCAAACCAATCATTGAAGGGCTGATTGCCTGCTATTTGTGCTGCGAACATGATATTTTCCTTACAAATTTGGTAATAACCCCCGGCTTTCGCCGGGGCGTTAATTAAGCGATTATGACTCCTTGCTGCGATCTGTTCGAAATCGTTAAATTCCCCATCCATAGAACAGGTATCACGGAACCATCTTGATTAACAGGACGTTGCTCTGGCACTTCGGTCAAATCTGCATCTTTATGCACAACCAGTTTCAAATACTCAGTGTTCAAAAAATAACTATGGTTTGAAGGGATGCCGCTGTTACCGTCATAGATCACGTCAGCTTTTTTGTATTTCAGTGTAGAGAAGCCGCCGGAAACCATATCAGCATTCGCATAACGCTTTAAACTGATTTGTGAGCCTTCAAACGTTTGATAATGCACGTTGTCCATCACGATCAAATCGGGGCAGTCATCCGGCCCACGGTCAAGCTGTAGCCATAAAGGCAGCATGGCCGAGCCTTCGAACGTGGTAGCAGATAAAGCTACTCCGGCTACAGACAGATCAAACAATTTGTTTTGCCAGAACGACCAAACAGCCGCATCAATTCCTCCGACGGTGCCGGTGGTGTTAGCGTCAGCTACAAGAGCTTGCAAGCCGTTGATCTGGTTTGCCAGCGAACCGCTTGAGTAAAGGTCGTTTGAAAAGTTGTTGTTGAATGTACGGATCGCATTTTTCATTCTGGATTTTGCCAAACTGATAATACGAGAATCACCGCTGTTAATTCTCAGTTCACGACCGGATGCAACAATGTTAATTGCAATCTGCCGCCACTGAAATTCCGCCGCGCTGATAACGTCAGATTGTGAAATATTGAGCGTGTCCCAATCACTATAACGCTGGTAAGTGCCGTTCGCGTTGTAGTCCAGGGGCGTGGCAATAGTTAAGCCGCCGTCTTCTGTCGAGTAATTACCTTTTTTGGTAATATACTTCAACAGCGCGTTGCGGTTGCTTAAGTTATCTTTGATTTCTTTGCGGTGCTTTCTGAACGTGGTGCTAACCAGTTCTGTAAATGTGCTATTGGCTGACATGAGCAGCTCCTATGAAAGTTAATAAAATGATTTACTGCATCATTCCACTGGCTTTAGAGCTGCCCTGTCAGGGGCCTTAGGCTTGTGAGGTGATTTAC